ATACACGATTTTTTTTGTAAGAATCCTATAGGAGATAAATAAAAACGTTTCTTACATAGTGTAAGAAACGTTGATTTTACTGCATTGGCAAGCAGTGATATGATACCGGTGGTCGGGGTCGAAATAACGGTCAAACCCTTGATACAGTAAGGTTCAGTAAGTGCAATGTGTAGAATTTGTGTAGAATTTTTCATTATCAATTAGGACTCTTTTCTAAAATTGAATTCAATGCTTTCATGATATAAAATAAAGATATAATGTAGGTGCTGGTAACACTTACACCTAATAGTCGCCCCCTGATTAGCGGTCAGTTTCATGCAAATACCCAATCAGCCGGTCACAGCTAGGGGCGATTATATTAAATGTTTTAGTAGTCGTGAAGGTTCCAGGTAAACCGTTCCTCAAACTAATTATCTTTTCCCAAGCAACATTTTAAGTTGTTGAATCGCTGAAATACTGTAGCTGCTTGTTGACGTGTAAATGCACCTGCAGGATTGCTCCCATCAAATAAGCCTTTCTCTTTTGCCCACTTCCAAGCATCTTTATGTGACGAAGCTACATTATCTCCTTTGGCGTCTGCCTTTTCTGCTTTTAACTTATCGATTTCCTTTTGTTGCTCTTCAATTAATTTTTTCAGTTCATTGTATTGACTCACTGTTAATTCCCCCTTATCTATTTTAATAGAAGAAACTCGTTTAAATGTTGGCATCTTCCCTGCTTGAACTTGGTCAATCGTCAATCCACCATCGTACTGGATATGCGGATAGTCTTTAAATGAAGTCCAATCGCCGCCCCAAGTAAAACCTAGCTCCTTAGCAATGGCTGCAGCTCTTCTCCATTTTGGACCAACATTCCAATTTATGTTTCTACCGTATCCATCACAAGTTACGAAATCCAGAGCGAGGCCGTAGTTATGAAAACTCGTACCAGGTTTTGCATTAGACACCTTATTTACCTTTGGATTACCGTATTCTTTACCTTTATAAATGAAAGAACTTCTACCTTTTCCATAAATAACAGCCTGATCTTCAAAAGTTCTAAGACCATCTGTAAATACGATGAATACATCCTCAGCCCAGCAACGGCGAATAAGTTCTTCAGCGAGTTTATAAACTTCATGATGAACCTGTTTACACTTATTTCTCTTAAAAGCTTCTATTAAATATTGTTCGATTGGTAGTTTAGCCACTGTTGTCACTCCTTATTGTGTTTTGCTGCTTCCACTGTTTTGCCAAAGTAGAAAGAAATTACTGTAATGATGACATTCTGAATGAAATCTACTTGCAACTTACCCATAAAAGCTAGAATAAAGAATAATAGAACCGAAGATAATGCAATCAACTTACGTACTTCAATAAGTGCTGCTAGTTTTTCTTTCATGTCTCTCACCCCGTTGTATTATTTTCAGAATTTTCTGTATTTAGTGGGAATTAATTTCCCACACAATTAAAAAGACCTGCATGGAACGTATTGCTCCATGCAGGTTTATCTGGCGAGGCGTGGCGTCCTCTGTGAAAGTGATATTCATACGGAACCATTAAAGGCTGTATTTATATAAAACTACTTAACTGTAGCTTTACATGAATCTTGATACAATGTCGAAAATCGACTGAATAAAAAGATACAGGATGCCTCCAGCTCCACCAATCTTTAAAAATAGCTCTGTGTGGCGTTCCAACTTTGTTTTCTTTATTTCATGTTGTCTCTCTTTTTCTTTATCGTTAAGAGCTCCCATTGACTTAATCAAGTCCCATTGTTTATCCATTGTGGACTGGAAGAATTGACGAGTGTCGCGATTTTCTTGCAGAATAGTTGTCTCTAAGTGTGCGTAACCCTTTTCAATGTTTCGAAGACGCATTTCTTTGTCTGCATCGCTTTCTTCCAGTATGCGAATGCGATGTTCGTGCTCTTCTATTTTGTGGATACTATCTCTGTCTTCCATATCCAATCGCTCCTTTAACAACAAAAGGCAGTACCCTATAGGGAACTACCTTTCTGTTTCTTTTAATAGATTGATTTTCTCTTCAAGCTGTCTTACTGTGTTTTCCAGCGTGAGGATTTTTTCTCCGTATAAAGCAAAGTACTCTTCAATGCTGTACTGCTCTTCGTCATACATCCATCCTGTAAACACAGAGTCTTCAGTAAAGACTTCTGTATGAGGTCGAATGTTTGTGCGCACATAAACTGTTGTTTTTCCTACTTCTACTGCAGGAACAGTTTTCTGAGAACCTACTACATTCTTAATTTCTTTCATTTGCTTCTCACTCCTTATAGATAAGTAATGAATGCACCAGCCAATGTTGAAGTGCCTGGGTTTGCCTTCAAGCTAAATACTGGGTTAAAACCTGAAGTAGCACACACTACCGCATTATCGCTTTCTTTGATGTACAGTAAGCTTTGGTAATGTGTTGTGCTTGTTCCCCCTAGTATTAATGGAAGGAACCCTAGCTCTGTTGTACCAGCGACTTTAGTGATAAATCCACTGATGTATCCTGTGAAATCTGTCTCAACTGTTGTGCCATTAACAATAAAGTCGACAGATTCATTTGTTGTCAATTCATCAATCCAGTGAGAAAGGCTTGTAGTGAACAGATTTTCGATGCCTGCAAATTTATTAGCAGTTTTTGACCCTGGCGAGCCTACATACATACCCAATGCTTTCGTATATCCAGCTTCTTTAGATGAGCTAGGTCCAGTACCCAGAACATCTAAAGAACTCATTGATTTATATCGAAGCATGAATAAGATTTGAAGCATAGTCCATTGATGCCAGTTAAGCACTTTATAACGGTTATCTCTCGCAACAATACTACTAATTGAGCTCTTACTTGATGTCATAAAGGATGTCCCATAATGTGAACGCATTTGGTAGCTTCCGATTGAGCCGTATCTTGTCACTTGGTACGCACTGATGTATAACTTATCTTTAACAGAACCATTGTCGTCAGTATGAGCAAGTGCTTTAAATCCTTCGTCAAGTTGTTCTTTGGCCACTTGAACGAAAATATCATCGTTCTGTTTCTCAATCTTCCAGTATATTTTCGGGAACTCAATCATGACGTCGACTTCTTCTGTTAATGTGATATCTGCTCCATTGAGATCTTGGCCGAAGTCGTCTTTGTTTAACTCTGTCACAACAGTTCCTGTTGTCTTATTAAACAACACAGGTCGAATTTGATTAAATGGAAAAACAGAGTCCCAAGCTTCTCCCGGCTCCATTCCTACAGCTCCGTAAGCATATTTAATAGAAGTGACTGGGTCAGAGTTCGCTTCATCAATCGTTAAGCCGACTGAATCAGAAGGATCGTGAGGAATTGTAATATAAACAGATTCACTCATGATCTCTGTCGTTTTAAAGATAAATACTGAGATGGATTGCCCTGGTGATACTAAATTCGCGGCTATACTAATAGCGAAAAAGCCGTCTTGCCCAACTAAACTTGTATAATAAGAGCCATTAATGTCTACATAAGCGACTAGACCTGCTTCAGCTTCACCAGTTACTGTGTAGCCACTTGCTTTGTCTCCAGTGACAAATACGTTCTGAGGGGCATTCGGAGGCGTTGTATCTTTGTAGCCTAATAGCATGATAGACTGACTTTCATCGCTATTGATATTCATGCTCGTATCATAAGGGAAGAAACGATAATAGTAAGGCTCTCCATGTACGAAATCATTGTCTGTGTCGTAGAATGTGTAAGATGTTCCGCTAAGAACTGCTTTCTTCAGGTCTGTTATGATACCGTCTGTCGTATTCTCAGGCATCACACCGTCTTTACGAACGACATAAATACCAGCTAAGTCTTCATCAGAAGGTACAGTGAACGTGATTTCCATTGTGCTACTATAAGAAGCTGAGTCAGTAATAACAATAGGCTCTGGAGGCGTTCTGTCCGCATCTTCATCAAGGTAGCCAACACCTATTGCAAATGGCTCTGAAGGGAAAGCGTAGTTCTTGTATTTATCGTATGGGAACAAGTAGAAGTAATACTCTTTGCCTTCTTCAATTAACTCGTCTTCCCAAGTGACTATCCATTGGAACCTGCCATCATATACAACCGTTGCGTTCTCATCATAAGGATGCTTAATTTCCTTTGTTGAGACTACCACAATAAAGTTACTTGTACTGTCTCCGTTCTTATCGATATGCAACGTAAATTTCTTATGTTCTGCTGAAATTGTTGAAAGAATGGGCATAACAGGCGGCGTAAAGTCTCCAGCGATAAATGCATCATCAGTAGGAATACTAATAAAGATAGATTCACTTCTGTTACCTGTGCGGTCTTGCACCCAAATCTCAACTGCATCTCCTACTTTGATGAATGAATCACGACAATCCAAAAGGAACTCACCGTTTTCGCTTGCAACCGTTGAAACATAATATGGATCTGTAATAACTGGATACCACGTACAAATAACATTGGCATAAGGTTCTGCTGTACCGTAGATACGATAACCTGTATTCACAATCCCTGATAAACTTGTGACAGTTGGTTTTTCAGGTGAAGTACCGTCATACACCGTGACAGCTGACGTGATCTGTGTCTCACTGTCTGTTACTGGACCACCGATTGTATTCGTGAAGAAGCGATAATAGTAACGGACGCCTCCAGCTGTATCAACGCCGTGGTCGTCATGCGTTAAAATGCCTGTTCCTACTTGTGAGTAGATTACGTCTCCATCATTCATGTTCTTTGGATAACCTGTCGCATTTCGAACAATTGTGATATTCACAGGCTCACTGAATGGCGGCACTGTCCAAATTAAGCGAATAAACCCTTCTTTACCTAAAGACGTGATTTCTGTAACAGCAGGAGCGTATACAACAGGGTCTTCAGGAACAACGATTTCTACGCCAGTATTTTCATTTCCATGAATGTCTGAAGCTGTAACACGCAATGTTTCGTTTTCTATTAAAATGCCAGGCTCAATGACAACATCAAAACCTTCAGTATTGTTTGTGTATCCTCTGCTAATCAGAACTTCTGTGCCTCGATAAATCTTGATTGTATAGTCTTCTTCATTTACGACACCACTGATTAAATAGCCATCCTCAGAGTCTCCTGTGATACTCACAGCTCCTCCGAACATTGGTGGCTCAAAATCAGAGTTTTCAGGAACAATGACTTTAATAGACTCGCTTTGATTACCGACATCATCAATTGCGAACACAGTTAGCTCTTCACCGATTTGTACCAATTCAGGTTGCACATAAATCATAAAACGACCATTTTCATCAGCATAAATTCGCCAAGATGAAGCAAAGTTTGTGACGAATACTGTTGCACCAGCCTCAGTTGAGCCTAAGACGTAGTATCCTGTGATTTCATTACCCGACATGACAACTTCTCCGATGAACTCAGGTGGCGTTGTATCGCGTCCAGAAGTAATAATCAATGTCTGATTATCTTCACTGATGTTTCCAGAAACATCTCTTGCATAAAGTAAAATTTCATCACCAATTGCAACGTCACTTGCAGGAATAACGATAATGAAATACCCTGTGTCGTCTGCGATATTATTCCAAGAGTACGTCTCTTTTTCTGCAAAGACCGTAGCTCCAGCTTCTGTATAACCTGTCAAAACGTATTCATTAAAGTCATTGATTACTAACTCTACGTCATAAGGTGCAACAGGCGGCTCGTTGTCGTAATAACCTGTTGCTGATGCCACTTGTGAAGCGTCATCGTTATAGTTTCCTGTCGCATCTCCAGAGAAAGCACGATAGAAGTATTCTTGACCGCTTTTGATGTTCGTATCTCGGAAGAAACTCTTTCCAACATGAACTGTTTCGCCATCATTAATGTCTTCTGGAATGCTTCCTTCCTTTCGTTGAATGCGTACATGAGCATAGTCAGAATCAATCGGTTCTGCCCAAGTCAAATAGATATAGCCAGGATATGTGGCTGCTGTAAACTCTGTAATCGGACCAGGCGGTGTGATGTCTACACCAGAACCGCCAGCGCCCTTTAGAGATGTTGTGATTACGTTATGAGCGCTTAAAACGTGTTCGATTTTCATTGATGTACCTCCTTAAATATAAGCAAGTCTTGAGCCTACATAAATGTTCTTCGCACTCGCTCCATATAGTGAGTTCAGATAGAACATACCTACACTCGAAGATTCCGTAAAAGCGCCACCGCAAGTAAATGGATTGTTACTAAACAACATTGCACGGTCTCCGTAGCACCCTGCCGAAGATCCTTTTACCTCTTTCGGCAAGAACCCTTGAGACGTCGTACCATGTGTCTTGCTAATAAATCCATTTAAACTGCTAGCAATATTTGTTTTTGACAATTGATAGCCCGTACCAAAATCATTAAAGTCTGTCGTTGCTGTTAATAACTCATAAGTCGGGCTTAATAGGATTCCATCGAGGAAAGTGGCGTAGTTACCGTAAATGTCTTCTAAGCCTAAGAATTTTGCACGCTCTTTGTTATCCGTCGTGGAGCCGTAATACATACCTTTTGTATTTGTTTCGCCTGTAACGGTTGTATTACGTTCTGAAGTGTGAGTATAGCCAAGACCAAGTGCGACCTGACTGTTGATGCATTTGTATTTGAAGATAAAGAGGATTTGCAAGTAGAGCCATTGATAGTAATTCATTAAACCGTAGCCTTCTCCATTCATTCTCGCCATATTACGGTGTTCAGAAATTGTTAAGGCTGTCGCTGGTCGGTATCCTGACCAAGACTTCATCATGCCTGAGTTGTAAGAGCTCAAGTAAGCCCCTAGATAGAACACATCTTTCTCTTCATTGCCTTTCATATGAGCAAGGCATTGATATGTTTCATCGATTCGTGAGCTTGCAAAGCGAATTTGTATGACATCGCCAACCGTCTCTATCTTAATCCAGAGCTTCGGAAACTCAATCATGACATTATGACGACTGTTTAGGTTCGCTGTCCCGCCTTGAGCAGTCAAATTGAAGTTGTTCTTATTCAATTCTGAAATAGCTTCACCTTCACTGTTTAATAGAACAGGTCGAATACGGTTAAATGGATAGATGGCATCAATAATAGCAGAACCAGGTGTTAATCCTACTGCTTCACCGACATATGTGACTGCTGTGAAAGGATCTGGATTCGATTGGTCAATGTCAACACCGTATATCTTCTCTAAGTTCTCAATTCTTGCGACAGAGCGCATTGTATCGCTCTTATTGTAGTTGCCGTTGTAGTCATACGTAAAGGCACGATAGTAATAACGAGCGTTCATTTCAATTGAACTGTCTACGAACATTGAGTTTTTTCCTTTGTAGACTGTTACGCCATCACCATAATCCACGGGATAACTTCCGATTTTTCTTTGAATACGAACACCTGCGAAGTCTGAATCATCAGGTTTTGTCCAGCTTAAAACAACACTGCCGCCACTAGCAGTAGCATCGAATCCTAATACTGCTAATGGAGGCTTTTTATCGAAGGTTTTTAGTCCAGCGGCTCCGATACCATGTGCATTTAATACGTGTTCAATGTCCATTCGTACTGACCTCCTCCGATAAATTTAGTAGTGACAGTGTAGTTCGGTATTTTATATTCAGGGACATAGCAAAGCCTACTTTTTGGATACCCAATTTCCTCATCTAGAGCTTCAATGTAATCAAATCGATAAAGATTAACTCCAAAAATACCTGAGCTTAGCGACGCACGTCTTGTATCTAGCACATCATAATCCCAAGTATTTGGATTCTTTCTTAATCGCCATGTGACATAGTCGCAATAATAAGTAGTAGAAGAACCATCTACGTGCTTCGGTAAGAAAAGTAAACCTGTTTTTTCTAACTTCATGCTACTAACAAATCCCTCAAACACTTCTCCTGCAGGCATAAAGGCCATATAGTTTGTGTCGTCATAATGCGTGCCTACTTGGTACCAGCAATGATTTAAACCGTTTTCGCTATAATAGTTATCGTATCCTTTGGCAAAAAGGCCATCTATCCAAGTGTTAGACCAGAATCCTTCCATGCCAAACAGTTTATTTTGACCTTTACCAATACTTGCTACTGTCATCCCTCTTTGATTTAGTGAGCCTGGTACTACACCCGGTAACGTTCCAGTGGACGAGCTGGGCGATGCACTTGGGATTGAACGTCCATAACCAAGCTTAGATACTGAATCCAGACTCTTGAACCAGAATAGGTAAAGCAAGGCAACCACTTGATAATGCTGAAAATGCATAATTCCATAGCCTCTACCATTTGCTCGCGTAAGTTCTCTTGTTTTCATGAAACGAAAATCATGATTAATCGATGAAAGTTCTTCTATCTTGTCGTAGCTCCATGACCAAGAACCTAGCTTATTGTTATAAAAAGTAGATTGATATGCTCCTAAATAAAAAGCATCGGCCTCTGGAGTATAAAACTCAGTCGTCTTTGCGTCTTTATCCTCACGGACAACTTGCATAATGTCTCTTAAAAATCCTACCGCATCATATTTTAAATGAAGTTTCTTTCTTGAGACTGTTATGTTCACTAAATCGCCTTTGCGTTCAACAGCTGTGTAGAACTTCGGAAACTCAATCATAACGTTATGACCACCAAAAAGAACAACGGGATTGCCATTAATGTCTTTTGAAAAGTCGTTTCTGTCGAGTTCGGCAACGACTTCACCCTCGCTATTTAACAGAACAGGGCGAATCCCTCTAAAGAGCCAAGTGTTCTGCCAGGAAGCAGCACCTGGGTTAAAATATTCTGCGTCATGCGTATACTGTACGGCAGTGTCTGGGTTTGAATCTGTTAAGTTAATCGTAATGCCATAAATATACGTTTCTTCTGGACGTCCTTTAATACGTTGAGATAAATCATCGTTGTAGTTTTGGTCGTAATCATATGTGAAGATACGGTAATAATAGTCTTGATAGTTTGTCAGCCCAGCATCTGAATAGCTTTCAGCGACGCCATCAAAGATCTGTACACCATCGAAGCGATTCTTTGGATAGCCTTCTTGACTACGGACGATAATTAATCCTGCAAAATCCGTATCGACCGGATTCGTCCACGATAATTCAACACGCCCATTTGAGCTTACTTGCTTTAAGTTTGTGACTGGCGGAGGAGGAAGACGGTCGCCAGAACCGTAGCGACCTCCAAAGCCATGAGATTTTAATACTGATTCAATGTTCACGCTTATTCCACCACCTTGCTACTTGCTACGCCGTTAATGTCATACGTAATCGCCCAGTAGACTGTACGCACAATTGCCGTCCCTTCTTGGTTGTAGAATTCCCATGTCACTGTTTGATAATTGTTTTGAGAATCTGGGTTCGACAATGTTGACTTCATATACATTCTTCCGTCTGGTCGTTTGAAATCTACGACACGGTAAATGCCGTCAACGTCTGGGTCACTTCCGTATTGGCTCAAGTAGTCTTGGTGAGGCATAACATCATTCATATGGTCATTCAAGTCGTCTTTTACGCTGTTGATGGCTTTAATAAGAGAAGCTTTGTCGTCTGTTTTTAACTCGCTAAGCTCACCTGTCTTATCAGATAGCTCTTTTAGCTTGCCGTCAATCACATCAGCGTTGCCGTTGAAGACCTGGACATCATACAGATCGTCTAAATCAGGTTTAATCAAGTTATAGTTCTTCGTTGTTGTTGCCATCTGCTAGCACCTCAATTCTAATTTTGTTATGTGTAAACTGACCTAAGTAACGATGCGTGAATGGAGACAATTCTCTATGAGTATTGTGGTCAAGCTCTACATCGACTACTTTTACGCCTGCTGCGACAACAGACTGAACAATCATTAAGAAGTCCTGTGTATCAAGACCAGCTTCCACAAGAGAGGCTGTCGGTACGCCGACTAAACGAATAGCGGCGTATTCTTTGCCTCGTGGGTCATTCCACTTTTCTATGATTCGAACACTCTTTTTCGGTACAGACAATATAAGCGCCAAGATATTGATAATCGAGTCCATCGTGCCATCGCTCAAGTTACGAGCAATCTTCGCTTTTAGCTTAATTCGATACTGTTCATCTGTATCAGAGCCCCTTAACTGCCTTACATCCTCACCGATTAAATCAAGTGTTTTTCCTTGAGCATTATCAATGGAACGCCAAGCACGAATCACGTCGTTTGTTTGCTTTACTTCTTCCATCTCTTCTGAGAAAATGCTCATTAGTTTAGATAAATTAGAGTCGGGCCGCTTATCAAAATAGTCTGGAAATCGCCGCATAATACTTTTTAAACTAAACATGCGGAATCACCTCGATAAACTCTGCACGAGTTTGAGCAACTTGTTGCATCTCAATTGGGATATTGCTTTCACTGTACTCTCCACCACCTGCTGAAAGAAGAACAGATACGTCTTGAACGCCATCAATCATAAAGGCACGAGCGACGATGCGAGATTCGATTACACTGTCTCCCATATTTAAGCCTGAGTAGAACTCAGAGTCACTGTCGATACCACCAACGTATTTAATAATTGATGTCTTGACTTGCTCAATACCATCTGAAGGGAAAGAGCTGTCCACTTTGATGTCTACTTGCATGTAAACGTCTACGACTTCTGCTTTTGTGAAGCCAATTTCACGGTCAAAGCCACTGTCATCTTTAATCGTTACGTAAGTAGCACCATAAGGCTGAATGCCAGCCGCTTTCTTTTTATGGATTGCATAAGCAATATCTTCATCTTCGCCTCCTAATATAAAGGCTTGGATTGACCTTGGTGGCGTACCAAATTGGTCTACTTGGTCAGAATAATTTTCGATTACTTTTGCAGAGCGCACACCAGGCGTTTTCAGAAGCTCTGTACGGACAGCTGCCGTTGTTCCTGAACCTAGCCCTTCAACAGATAAATCTGCTCTGTCTCGTGCTTCTTGGTCTGTTTCTTTATCTTGACCGCCAATTGTTCCTTCTGGATTTGTTACTGCACTAATTCCAAGTGTTGGATTGATGATTTGATTAATAGCACCTGCTGGAACATTACCTTTAACGCCAGGCTCTTCAGCAACTACTTGAATCAATGCTTTTCTGTCTGAACCAATTACAGCTTCTTCTAAAGTTAAGAAGATGATGTCTGTATTTGTGGAAACTAAAAAGCCAGCAGGAACCACCGTTTCAGGCTCACCACTGACTTCAATAAATCCATACGCATATTCTTCTAAACGTCTTGTAATCCCTGCAAACGGAAGCAACATGTCGAGCTGAACGCCTTCCGCTGTTTTGCGATAACTAGAATGGTACGTATGTTCAACGTCTTGCCATAATAACGACAGGAACCATGCCATAATGCGAAACAGAATGCCAAAAATAGTTTTTTCCGATACATTGATGTCTTGACCGAACTTCTCTTTAGCTTTTGCTGTTATGCTATTCAGCAAATCTTCATAAGTCTTGCGTTTGAAGCCTTCCTTAGTTAGCCCCATGTATGTTCACCTCGCTGCTGAGTGTTTCTCCGCTTGCAAGTCCTACTGTGTAACGAGCATCTAACTTGCGTTGCTTCTTGTCTTGATTTGTCGTGATTTCACCGATTGTCACCACACGCTCTTCTTGTGCAAGCACTCGTGCAATCTCGGCTTGTACTTCTTCATCGCTCGGTTTTTCAAGTGCTAAATGATAGTTAAAGCCAAAGTCTTCGTTTAGGAACCATTCACCTAAATTCGTTGAAAGCATGATTTCTAAGCATTGCTGTACTTCCTCTACGCCCTCAATAATCGTGAAATCTCCATTCTCAAATACTAAGTCACCATTTTTTAATCCGAGTGTCTTCATGTTGTCAGTCCTTTCTTAGAAGATTCCTACAATGATGGCGTCATGCACGCTTAAGACGCGCGCAGAGCCTGGGTAGACTAACTTGCCGTCCATCGCTTCGTCAATCGATCTCTGTGCAAACACAGCAAGTACCGTATCTCCTGCTTTCAAGACAGGATGCAATTCAATGAAATCTTCTGTAACTTTCATTTTCTTATGTTCATGCTCTCCGCCATCGTGACTATGAACGCCTGAGCCTGTATATTGACCGTGGCCACCGCCAGAATGCGTATGCTCCCCTTCTGGAATGCTGACTTCGAAGAAATTCTTCTTGTGCACCTTCATGCGTTGCCACAATACAGGGACGTCTTCAATGATTGAAAGTTTTTGTGGCTCTTTGCCTTCTTCTTTCATCTTGAATAAAGGCTGAATCGTAGCAAGTCGTTTTTCTTCGTTATAAGAAATCACCTTACAAGGCATGCACGTATTAATAGAAAGCAGGATTTGATTGCGAAAGTTCTCAAAAAACATTGATGAATTTGCCATATTTACTCAACCTCTACTTCCGTATAAAAATTATTGCCTTGCCAAGAGTGAACACCCTTTTTAATGCGGTAACTTCCTTTCACATATAGAGAATCTAATTGAATAATCGAAGCTGTGTTCATGCGATATTGAAGCAAGGACTTTACTTTATAGCCTTTACGCCCTTTTTTGTCGTCGGTCTCTTCTTCAAATGGTTCTGGAGAGCCAATTAACCCTGTATCAGAATTCAGTGTAAACTGCGTGCTGTCTCCTACTTTTCTAGGACGGATATAGAGATTTCCACGATTGAAGTAATAGTCAGAGCCACAGTCTCTTGCAATCGCTCTGATCACGTCTAGAATGGACCCGTTGACATAATATCCTCTTGAAAAAGTTTTATCGTTTGGGAGCTCTAAAGCAGCAAGTTTTACGCCAAGCATTTTCGCTAAATCTCTTAAAATATAAGAAGCTTTTACACCCTTCTTGTAGGATTTATTTGCTGTTTTGTCTGCATCAAGTGGTTGAGAATCAGTCACATAAATGGTTGTAGGGTGGTCTGTGCCATCCCGTCTTGTGAGGACTCTTGAAATGTAGCCTGATAGGATAACACCTTTGTCGTTCTGATACCCTGCATTTAGCGTGACACGGTTGTTCTTCTTTAAGCTGTTAATCGTGGATTCAGATAGGTTGTAGATTGTGACTTCACTTATGTTCGGCTTTGGGTCATCATCGAACTCTACTCGGAATTCGATGCGGTAATCCTTATTCGTAAGTGTTTTTCCGTTGCAAAGAAATTCAACAACGCGCCCAAATTGTGCACTCATTCTTCATTCACCACCATCAGAAAGACCGTCTTACTGAGGTTATCCCAAGTAACTCTTGTTTCCTTTCCAGAAGGGTCTAGCGGAACAATTGTTGGCGAAGGGAAGCGAGAATCATAGATTTCACTGAATAGCGGCACGCCATACGTGATTTTTTCACCATACACAAGCTCTTCGTCATCTTTGAGTAAGTCGAGTGTGAAATAGTCATGGAGCTCATTGTAACGAATGCGTAGCTCGTACTTTTCAATGCCTAATTCAATCTCAAAGCGGTATGGTACTATTTCTTTTTCAATCGCAATATGTTCAAAATCCATCCTATTTCACCTCTATTTCACTCGTATTTTTTGCCCGATTTGAAGCTTTTTCGGGTCTGTTTTGTTCCATTCATACAGGGTTTGCCACGGAGTTCCGTACTTGATACCTAAAGACCAGTAAGTATCTCCTTTTTTAATCGTGTGATATTGCTTTCCTGTGTTTTGACCTTGCGTTTGCTTTAATCCTGCCTTTGATTCAGATTTAGCAGACTTTGCACCTGTCTTATACGACTGACCTGCAATACGAATCTCTTGCAGTGTTAAACTAAAGTTAAAACCATTCGCAATATTTGCATCAGCATCGTAAGAGAAGTTCGTGACAGCCATGTTGTGATACACTTTTCTGCCCGAATACGTAACAGTTGTGCCGTCTTTTTCAAGCTTCAAAATGTCTGAGATAACACTATTTACTTGGCTTCCGCTATCCCTCAAGATCTTCCCAGTTAAAAAGAGGCTCTGTGGGAGCCTCTCAACATGGTCAGATATTCTTATTCCTTTCTCTACAGGATGCTGTGGCACATTAACGTTGTTTTGCAATGTTTCTTTTTCAACGTGTAAGTCAATACCATTTAAATTTGCCATTCATCATCCCTCCAGTACTGATGGGAATGCTCCGCTCATCAGTACACTAAAGAATTTTTCTACTTCATCTCTAACGTTTACAGCTACTTTCTCTGGAGCTTCAGCGCCGTTTACATTGATTGTGATAGAAGCTCTCACGGTGCCGTTGTTGTTTGTTGTATTCGTTGTAGCAGTTGTGCCAGGTGCAACTTCAAGTGGACTGTAGCCAACCACATCTGTTGTTGCTTGAGACATGTTTAATTGTGGAGCAACGCCGTCGCCTTTTAAGATGCCTGCAGAGCGCAATACATTCGCTTGGTTGGCTGTTAAGACTGCTTCGTTCTTATGAAGTTCTGCAATATAGCCGTCAAACGGTACGCGACCTAGACCTGTTGCGTGTGTACCCATCACGAAGTTCTTCACCTTAGAAGCGCCACTCTTAATGCCTGACCATGCCTTAGACGCTATACCTGATATAGCACCCTTCAGACCGTTAAGCATTGACGTAGCCTTTGATACAGCTCCACTTACAGAAGAAGTGATGGCGCCAGTAATGCCGCTCCACGCCGAAGAAGCGATGGATTTCAAGCTGTTCCAAGTGGAAGACAAGCCAGATTTCATTGCGTTAAACGTATTAGAGACAGCTGTTTTTGCTGCAGTCGATTTTGCTGACATATCAGACTTCAAATTATTCCAGACAGTAGAAGCAACAGACTTTGTCGCATTCCATGTCGCAGATAAGCCAGAACCTAATGCAGAAGCCGTATTAGAGACAGCTGTTTTTGCAGAATTCATGCTGTTAGAAAGCGTAGACTTCACGCCATTCCAAGCATCGCCTGCCACTGACTTGATGCCTCCCCAGATAGAAGAAAGGCCACTACCAAGCGCGGATGCTGTATTAGATACTGCATTTTTCGCACCTGTAATCGCTCCAGACATGCCAGAAGTCATGCTGTTCCAAGCATTGCCTGTCGCTGTCTTCAGAGAGTTCCATGTATTTGATACCGCTTGACCTGTGTTAGACGCAATGGACTTCAAGCCTTCCCAATCGAAGCTCTTAATACCGTCATACAATTTTTCTCCGAGAGCTGAGCCACCAAGACCGCCAACGATACCTCCGACAGCACCACCGATTGCTGTACCGATGCCAGGAATAACTGAACCTAATGCCGCTCCAGCTGCTGCGCCTGCCCATGCTCCGCCTGCACCGCCGACGATAGATGAAGCTGATCTAGCCGCACCATCCATGTCTCCATTAGCTAGTGAGCTAGCCATGGTAATACCACCAAAAAGAAGTCTACCAGGCCCTAGGAATTTAACGGCCTTTCCTAATTTTCCTGTATTTTCTGGACCGCCAGCCATAATGCCTGACGTATTATCGTTCTTAAAGAAGTTGTTAAGCCACTTGAACTTTTTAGACTTAGATTCAGTTAACTTTCTGTCTTCTTCTGTAATTCTAGAGTTCCAAGAGTTTCTAGTTAGTGGGTCAAAATCTGTACCAATTAGTTCAGGATTTGTTTTCTTGAGAACGTCATGTATCTCTAAGTCCACAAGTTGACCTTTTCCAAGCACAGTTCGTCGTTCATCAAACAAATAAGGATCCAGGTATTTACCCTCAAAGTGCCTTGGATGCTTCTTCTGTAGCTTTTTTAGCTCTTTTGCTGAATATTCTTCAATAGGCTTTCCGTTAATTTCTTTAACAATCGGAGGAAGGTCTATGTCTGGATAAGATTTGCCTTTTGACATTTGAGTGTGAGGATTTTTAGAGTCGTTGGGGTTTGGATAGTAATCTTTGACGCTAGTTCCTCTGGAAGAAACGATATCAACATATCCCTCTTTTCCTGTGACAACATCAATAATAGAGCCCCAGAGTGATTGTCTTTTACCAGCCTTTTTGTTATTAATGTTTCTCATAGTACCTAACGTTCCGACCAACAAAGTGAGTCCAGGGCCGGCAAGTACAGAAAGTAAGCCGCCAACTGCTCCCGCGAACAGTCCAATACCGATAGCGACCTTTGCAAGCCATTCAACTAATCCTGATGGCATAGAATTCACGAACTCAAGGAAACCATTTGCAGTTTCCAACATCCATTTACCAATATCAGCTAGCACTGGAACAATCGTTTTTCCTAGTTCTACGATATTCGAAATGAATTTGAAGATTTCTGGCGTTACTTCTCTTACATAGTTAAGGAAGTTATTGAAACTTTGTGAATCAGCAAGTCCAGCCGCCCATTCTCTAAAGTCGCCTGCCATCTTCACCATACCATCTAGCATTTCTGATGCAGAACCACCGAATGCAGCGAAGAAGTCGACAATACCGATTGTTAAATCGCCAAAGATTTGACCAAGTTTCGGTAAGTTCTCTTTCGTGTATTCAACAAATCTTTGGAAGCCTTCTGTCTCTGATAGATTGTAAGCCCAATCTGCAAAGCTCTTTGACATATTCTCTAAGCCTTGTGCTACCCAAGTAGATAACGGCTCAAATGCAACAATAAGACTTCCAATGCCTTGAAGAAGATATCCTACACTTGTAGCAACGCTATCAAGCATTGGTGCTGCATATTTGTTCAGATAGTCAATGAACCTTTGCACTTGCGGTGTATTAAGAGACGCTGATAATTTATTCATCAGATTTTCTACTGTCTCAGTAACACTCACAAACATTGGCTCTAAATCTTTTAATAGACGTTGAGCAATTTGCATTGACTTATTGAATGCTGCTAAAGCAGGTTCTTCTGTAACTTTCAGAAGTTCCTTATAGCTGTCTTGTAATGATTTAAAGTACGCTCTTGATTCTAGCTCAAGCGCATTCGGTGTTTTGTTTTCTTTGTCGAAGGCTTCTTTAATGTTACCTGCAATAGGCAACGTAGCCGCCATCGCGCCGATATACGCTGTGCTAACTGCACCGGCACCACCCATGAGACCTCCACCAACAACGCCTACAATCGGACCTAAGTTACCTAATGCATTTGCTGCGGCTGCAATGAACGGAACAACTGCTGGAATGGTAAACGCCATTTTGCCCCAAGAAGAGCTAATTGCGACTGCCTTATCCCTAATGCTGTCCATGATATTCCCAAAAGTCCTAAGCGGACGTGAATTAACGTTGTTAAAGTTCTGAGTGATACGTCTTGTATGCGTGTCTACGTCAATAGTGTCTCTACTAAAACTTCTCATGCTTTCATTTAAGTCAATCGCTGTTCTTCTAGAGCGGTCAAGGTTTTCATTGATGCGTCTTGAATCATTTGCGACATGACTTAAATCCATTCGTCTGAATTCATTGCCTAGTAAGACAGACGCTACATAAGCATTATCGAGCTCTCTATCTAATCGACGCATTTCTCTTGTGAGCTTGCTTACGTCGTTTGTGACCGATTTAATGATTAATTGAATTTTTCTGAATGTACTAGCAAGGCCATCAGCGTTTCGGTCAGTACGCTCAATTTCTTGGCTTAACCTTGATACGCCTCTTCTTGCATCATCGGAGCTGTCTTCAAGACTCTCTATTGCACCTGCTGAATCTCTCGCAGCTCTTGCGAAATCTTTTGCTTCATCTTCCGCATCTGAAAATCCTTCTGTGATGCGTTCTGTATTTATCCTGTTAATCGTTCTGGATAGACTGATCAGATGCCTGTCTGTACTTTTTAGATTTTTATTTGTCTCTCTAATTGAACGATTCATATCAGAGAATTCTTTGTTTAAACTCTCTATTGGGTCGGCGTCTACTTTACGCAAGCGCCTTACGAGTTCATTAATTTCTCTATTTAGTTCTTTTAAGGGATGGCTATCGACATCGACGCCAACCTCTACTAATAAGTCGCGAAGCATGATTATTTACGGCCCCCTTTTTTGTTGGCCTTGTTCACGTTCTCAATATGAATATCTAAAGCTGCATTAGCTTCATAGATTTCGTCTAGCGTCATCTCTAAAGCTGTTTCATAATCAATTATTTTTTCTATGACTAATCGCCACATTAGTCCACGTTTTTTCGCTTTTTCTCTGTAATAACGATTCGATTTAGGTTGTTCGAAAACGAATGCTTCCGCCTCTGACATTACTTCTAGAAAGCCTGGATTTTCTTCAAAATATTCGAAGTCAACTTTACTGCCATCTTCTAAACGGATGATGTGCTCCATTAATTCGTTGTAAAACGCTTCAGAGCTCCTTATGCCATTCTCATCTCTGGTGTTCTCATCCATTTTGATTGCATTTATTAAGCCTGGATGACGAAAGATGTATTTAAATCCTTCAATTTCGACTACCTTTTGTCTTATTGGCTTAGGCATTTTCATCCCTCCAATCCTTGCCATGATTGGATATAAAAAGACGGCCCGGAGGCCGCCTCTTATACATTCTTATTTAAATACAAACTCCATAGCTTCTTTCATTACATCTGTGAAGCCTGGGTTTTCTTCGAAGTATTCGAAGTCCACTTTGCCGCCTTCTTTTAAGAAGATAACGTTCTCCATTAACTCACGATAGATTGTTTCCTCGATTAATGAACCAGCTTCGTTTTTAGAGCGGTCACGCATACGGATGCTTTCTAATAGACCTGGGTGTTGTAATAAATACTCGATTCCTTCAACCTTGATTGTTTTTTGTTCTCCACGTTTTGCCATTCTAAATCTCTCCAATTCTTTATTGTTTTGTTTTTGTTGTAAGTGGGACACAACTTGCTTGCTGCTAGACCGCTTCTGAGGCGGTTTTCGTTTATTTGGTGTCTTCTTTGTAGTCATAAATAGAAGTGGCGGCCTCTGAGAAGCCGCCTAACCTCCTTTATTGGTTGCCTGAAGTATAGTCGAATACTTTAATCTCGTAAGTACGTTCAGAGATCGTGTCGCTATACTCCTTATCCGATGGTTTTGTAATCATTGCCATTGTCCCACCAGACTTTTCTTTTACTTCGTTGTTTGAGATAACCCAAACAGGAACCATCTTGAAAGATGCAGCCAATTGGTC